GTATATCCATTCAAACAAACAAAGGTTTCAGTATCTAAAAGCGTGTTGTTAGAATATCTTTTTATTTTCATATAACACCAACAAGCAGTATCTTCTTCAGTAGGAACTGAAACATTAATAGGCGAAATCGGTTTAATAAACTCCTTTGCAAAGTTCGATATATTCCAAGCTATTAAAGTCTGCGTTGGACTTGCTATTGATTTTGTTAAAGTATAGTTTGGAGTTGTAGGCTCAGTTGTTCCTTTGTTCCATAAAAATATCTCAATCTTTGCACTTGTTTGCCCTGATTCATCCACCTCGATAAAATACGGACTTCTTATAAATATCTTTTTCATTTCTTATTTACTGTTTGTTGTAATAATTTTTCAACGTCTAAAGCGTATGCTTCAACTAATTCTTCAGGCAAACGATCAAATCCAACCTCAAACGGTTTACTAAAGAATCGACTCGGCTCTATTCCTTTATTCCAAATTTTGCGTATTATTAAAAATGCCGTTTGTTCATAAGATAAAAATCTACCTTTACTTTCTTTGTCTTTACTTTGAAATTGTAAACGTCTGTCTTTTACCCATTGATTTATCCCCTCTGTTAAACCTCCCTCTTTACCAGTTCCACTCCCAAATCTAAAACCTCCTTGTTTAAATCCTGATAAAGAATTTCCACTTGTTTTACCTTTAACTCCTTGATCCTGATAAATACCGTAATCCTCCATTTGAAAGTAAATGCCGATACTATTCTTACCAGTAAAGGTTTCGCCTTTGATACTTTGATATAATTTGCCTTTTACGTTTTTGTCCTTGCGTGTCAAATTGGCACGTGATTGCGTTACCACGTATTTAGAAAACTTTGTAAGGACTTTATTCGTTTCGGCTCTATCTAACATAATCTATTCGGAAAGTTCAAAGTAATTAAAACGCTATATCCATCCAATCCATTAGCAAAAGCGTTATCAATTTGTAAAGGACTTGAAGATGTTACGAATGATATATCGTAGCAATTCTGCAAGCGTTCAATTTTATTAATTAAACTACGTAATACGTCGTATGTTAAACTCCAATTATCCCATCGGTTGTCGTTTCCGTTGAACTTATTTGTGATTGCTCTTTTATTTGTATCACGCTGGTCCACTACGGTAACCTCAAAGGTTACATCGTTTGTATTAAAGTCATTTGAATTTACTCTAATATTTGCCATAGGGTACAAGTCCCGTTTGTTAAAATCTAATTCATCCTCATTTGCCGAAAATATAGTCTTAATTCGTTCATCTTCGTTAAGATGCTCGACAATTAAATTAAGACCTTGTAATAGCACGTTTCGCATTGTTTGCCTTGTATTGCTCTTCACTTGATTTATCTTTTAGATATTCCATATGTGTGAAGATTTCGTTAATATTTAGTTTTGATACAACTTCTTTAAATCTGAGCCTATCTCCTCCAGCGAGTTCGTCAATTGTAATATACCAACCCCATTTTTCTCCAAAAGAGCTACTTCCGAACTCGTTAGATTTTTTAGTAAATAAGCCGGTGTAACGCTCAACAAGTCGATTGCTAAAGTCGAAAAAAAAACCTTTGCACCTAAATAGGCACTTGCAGGAGCTTGACGCATTAGCTCACTATATTTATCCGCTCCTTTGTATTTCTCAATCGTATAAAGATCATTCTTTTTTCTTTTGATAGGTCGATACATAACCGCCATTGCTTTAAATATATCCGTATCTAAATACATTTCAAGGTCTAAGTATTCGTTACCTTTCATATCTTCTAAATTTGGAATAAATCCAAAGTCAATTCCGTTTATTTTAAATATTTCTAATTCGTGCTTTTGATTAAGCAAGTTTAAAACGCTATCTGATATTTCGTTAATATCAAACATAGAGAATTTTGCCACTTTGTCAAGTGATATATTTGTAACTATTGAAACGATTGTCATTTTAAAAAGCGTATCGTTATCAATTAGCTTTATAGCCTCAGTAATTTTACTTAATTGTAGGCAAGTGATTTCTTTTAGCGATGTAGGTAATGTGATTTCCATAATAATATAACGTAATAATTTATTTTTTTTCGTGATTAACCAAACATTAATTTTCCTTTTGACTTTCCAAGTCCTACTGTTTCCATTTCGTGGTAACGTAAACTATCAATTGCGTGGTTAAAATCGTCAATCGGTCTGTTAAGTTTTACGCCTGTTTTTTTGTCTTTATCCCAGGCGTATTTTCGTAGCTCGTTTATTAAATTGGTTGAGTGCTTTGTAATAAGATACTCCTGTGATTGCATCGTTTGAATACCGAAGTTAATCGAGTCTGGTCCTTTTGTAACGCCAAACGCTCGAACTCCTAATTTTGTCAGCTCGGCAATAGATTTCGGCTCAGCACTATCACAATACACTGGTAATTTAACCGGTATTAATTTAGCTATTTGTGAGTTGCTTAATTCCTTTTGGTAACATATTTCGTTTACTATTCTTTTGTCATTCCATTTATAAACTTCAACTATTGCAGTTGGATCATTTGAATATCCAAAATCAAGTCCGTATCCGAGTAAACGTGCATCGTTTGGTATTACGTCAATAGTTTGCCAATTATTAAATATAACGCCCTCTAAAGAGCCTATTTGCCCAAGTCCGTAAACCTTATACCAATTATCCCAATAGCTTGAAGTCTTTGCTTTTTCCTTTGCTTTTAAAATAAAATTAAGAGCGGATTCAGGACACGCTTCGTTATCTAAGTAATTAACGATTATAAAATCTACATCGTTATCATTCATTAAATCGGTATGGAACCAAAATTCGTTAACAGGATTCCAATCTAAATAAACGCCTTGCTTTGTACGTGATGCTAATTCTGTATAAGCGTGAAAGGTCATATTATTAGCCTCATTCATATACAAATAATCACGTCTTGCACCTCTTAACTTTGAATCGTTATCGGCTGAAAAAAATTCTATTTGTGAGCCATTTGCGAAAGTGTATTTAAAATCTGTTGCGTTCCATCGATTATCTACGAAGCGATTCGTTTCAACCATTATTTTTTTAAAATCTTTCATTGCACCACGTTTCAAATGTGGTATTGATTCAGCTACTACTGAAATTTCAGTTAGTTTTTTTTTGGCAGCTATATCAATTAAAACAGGAAGCACCGCAAATGTTTTACCAGCTGAGGTGCCTCCTTGTATTCCTTTGACAAATTTTGTCAAATCAAGTATCTTATTTATTACCGTTGTTCTAACAAACATTATTTATCAGGGAATAGTGGTTGTTCAGTTACAATAGTATTTTCTTGTCTTTCAACTAAGTTATTTAAACGAGCTACTAAATTAGGAGCTTTGTATCTTCCTGTTAAACTTCCGCTTATTTGATCATTTTCCCATTCTTTACGTATATGCGTAATGACACCCAAATATTCATCATATTTATTTTCGTAATTATCAATATATTGGTGTATATGATGCCCTAATTTATTATAAGCATAACTTTCAAAACCTTGTCTTAAATATGGTTTCTTTATATTTAATTCAACTACACCTCTTGCAGTTGCCACTTCTTGAATATCTGGATTACTATCTATGAAACTTTTATATTCATTCCATAAATTAAGTAATGTTTCAGGATTTTCTAAATATTTGTGTTTTCCCATAATCGTTTTAAATCTTTCATATAGTTATTTTGATATGTAGCTCCGCAACTTTTACACGAATCAGTAGTTACATTAAATAAACGCATCCAAATTAACTCACATTTTGCAATATCTTCTCCTTTGCCTGAGGGAATTGGTAAACCTTTATACCAACTGAATACATCGTTTAAAAACTCCATATCTTCTGCAGTAGGTTGTTGAGCTTTTTTGAATGGGAATAGTCTGTTTAATTTGCTTTGCCTTTTTTCGCATTCATCACATTGCTCTATTCCGAGTGCATCAGTTACTTTTTTAATTGCATCTCCAAGTCCTTGCATAGTTTTAATTTAATTCTTTGAAACCGCGTGTAAATTGTTCGGTATGGTATTCCTGTTTCTCTTGATATTCTCGAAAGGTTTGCAGGATTTATTTCTGCTATTATTTCGTTTTTATCGTTTGTAATCTTTTTACCGAAGTAAGCGTAATATAATTGCCTTTCAACTGGTTTTAATAGATTGAAGTTTACAAATATATCATTATCGCTTTCGATTTCCTCTACTTCAATATTACTAAAGTCATCTAATAAAAATTCGTTTGGCTTTTTTCTATGCTTATCGATGTAAACTGATCGCATTGTAAGGTAAATAAATCCGAAATCTACTTCGTGAAATTGCTTACCGCTTTCGTAGAGCTTTAAATAAGTATCTTGTAAAAGGTCGTCAAAGTTTTGGCAGTCGAATTTTTTTGCCATATTTAAAAGATCCTTTTGATACTTTACAAGCTCGTTTAGCATCTACTCTTTTTTAGTTCTTTTACGTCTTTTTTTGATAATCTTTTCAGTTTCAACAACTAAATCTAATTGCTCTGGAGTTGGCTCTATTAAAACTTGCAAAGCTCCTTTTAATGCTTTGTTAATTTCTTTGATGCGATCTGATGACGCTTCAAAAGTTTGTCCAGGATTATATTGTATCCCTGTTTCTTTATCTTTAAAAGATAATTGTACCGTTGCTTTCATATTTTAAATATTAATTTTCACAAAGTTATACAAAAAATATATACAAATTACAAATTTATTTTCTCAAATGTAAAAAAATTATCAAAATAATCTATTTCAATATCAAATCCCTCCTGGAGATGTGGTCTGTCAGTGTATCGATATTCTAAAATCCAATGCCAATGCTCTGACTTATCAATCCATTTTGACGGCTTGCGCGTTTCTTTTACTACTCCGATAAGTCTGAAAGGTCGACCTGTGTCGCCAACCTGTAAACGTAGGTCGGTATAAATTTCTTTTCCTTTAGGGAGTTTTAAAATCAATTTCATAGTCTTGCCATATTTTAACGTTTAAACCTTTTGCTCTCATTTCCTCAATTCTATACTTTTGAATTGTAGATAAAACTCCCTTTGGTTGTTTAACCTCTATAAAAGTAGCTACATTATTTTTATCAACCGCTAATAAATCCGGAATACCATTTTTATTAGTTCGTATTAATTTAAGAACAAAGTAGCCTTCTGCTTCTAACTTCTTTATTATTTTGTGTTGTATCTTTGATTCCATATTGCTTTTTAAAAATTGAATTGGTATAATCTAATTTTTTTGAAACTGCATTATATATATTTTGTTCTATTCCGTTTTTTGAAAATATCCAAAATACATTATTTACGGCTCTATCTTTTGTGGTTAATCTATCTTTACTTTGAAAGTAACTAACTGCACTAAATTGAATGTTAAACATTACAAGCGCATCGGCTTTCGCTAAACTAATTCCCTCACGACCTGAAACTATTTGAAGTGCTATCCATTTATCAGTTGTATTAAATTCGTCTAAATCCGTTGTCAATTTAT